GGTAAAAAGGACGCTTTTTTTTCACTACGAATAAACTTTTTCTTTAAAGCACCTTTGCCTAGCGGGATACAGGTAGGGTAAATTTACCACACCCTCGGGGGTAATATTATTTTTTACGTTATTCACCCTCATTTGTAACATCTATGGTATAATAGTATGTAGTAGTGAAACGTAGTATATAGTAGCATGAAGGATGGGGGATTTATGGCGAAACGTGAGAATGTAGGTAAGAATATTATAGCACCTAAGGGTGAGGTCACGTACTGGTCTAGGGCAGAGTTGGCACGGTATTTGGACATAGACCCTACATCACTTAATCACTTCATTAAGAAGGGTGCCCCAGACAAAGTTGAGGGTAAATTTGATGTATATTCTTTCTGTGAGTTTCTGGTTAAGATGCCTAAGGGTAGACGGGGTCAGTCGAAAGCAAGGACAAATGCTTTAAAATTCCTAAAACTTACAGGTAGTAAAGTAAAAGTGGCGAAAGAGAAAGTCACGTTGGTTGAGAAGGGTAAGCAGAGGAAGGTTAAGAAGACAAACGAAGTAAAGGTAAGGAATGAGGCTGAGAAGGCTGTGAGGGACACCATATCATGTAATAAGGTGTTAGGTATGACCGCAGCGTTAGAAAGGGCTAAGAATGCAGAAGTTAATGCTCATGAAGTATACCAAAACACATATAAGGAAACAGGAATAATAGATGTGGCAAGTTTGGATGCTTGGCAAAGGACATTAGAAGTATTACGAAAATGTGAGACAGATTTCACTAAGGTAATGGAGAAGCAAAAGTTTCTAGTTGAAAGGTCAGCTGTGCAAAGTTTTGTAGAAACTATGGTTGAGAATACAAAAACTATTTTGCTTAATCTCCCCAGTAAAATGGCACCGAGTTTGGATGGACTCCCATGGCAGGATATACAAGAAAGATTAACACTTGAAGTAAGAGACATTATAGACGGGCTGGCCAAGTATGAATAAATCACAAGACAAGCTTGCGAATAGCATGACCAACATCGACTTCTTAAAGGAATCTTGGCATAATAGTTGGATTATTCCAGCAAGATTAAATCCATGGCGTTGGGCTGAAGAAAATATTTCATTTTCTACACTTGTAAGCCCATTACCAGGAAGATACTCAACAAATTCCACACCATATGTCCGTGCAGTATTAGAAGCCGCCGCTGACCCACATACAAGGCATATAACGATGTGTTGGTCTGCACAATCATCAAAGACTACAACAGCTTTAATTATGATGTATTATGGCATTGCCTGTGACCCTGGAAACATTTTATTAGTAAGACCAAGTCTCCAAGCAGCAAAAAGTTTATCAGAAAATAAGATACAGGTAGTTATTAATGAGAATAAAGCATTGAGTTGTCATAAGACATCTGACAAGGACGATTTCACTAAGACTGCGATGAAGCTTAAAAACATGGTTGTCTTCATCCGTGGTGCATCAGCAAATCAATTATCAGCTGAATCATGCAAGCTAGTAATATTAGATGAAACAGACAAGTATGAAGAATATAAAGAAGATAAAGCTGAAGCCGATTTGGTTTCACTTGCATATGAGAGGACAAAGTATTACAAAAATCATTTAAAAGTAGATACATCTACACCTACTATACCTCAAGGACGAATATGGCAATTGTATCATGAAGGTGATATGTGTCTATTCAATGTCCCATGTCCAGAGTGTGGTGCTTTCTTTGCCTTTGAGCAGGACTATTTCAAATTCGAAAAAGAAGACCCTAAGAATACGGCTTACATGGAATGTCCACATTGTAACCAAGCTATATTTGAAACATCAAAATACAATATGATGCAGAAAGGTTTTTGGAAATCTCAGAAATCCGAAGGTGATAAAGACCATAGAAGTTTTCGTCTTCCAGAATTTTACTCACCTATTACTCGCTGGGGTGAATTAGCTGATAAATTTTTAAAAGCTACAGCAAAAGCAAAGCTTGGTGATTTCGGACAACTTCATAACTATATCAATTCATCATTAGCTCAACCATGGGATAACGAGCAAAACGCAAGCAGAAACGTTGACCAACTAATAGCTTTACAAGACTTCACTAGACCCGAAGGTGTGGTGCCTGACGGTGCTATTGGACTAACAATCGGTATAGATACCCAAGGTAGTTACTTCGAATGCACTATAAGAGCTTGGTTGCCAGAAGATGCTGGCTCAGGTCTAGTATTACATAAAGTCCTTCCTGATTGGGAATCTATCGTTACTATAATGAATGCAGAATTTCCTTCTCAGGATGGCACTAAGATATATAAAATATCTGGCGGTTTGATAGATTCAGGTGGTGATAAAACACATGAGGTTTATGATTTTTGTAGAAAGAATAAGAATTTACGACTGAAACCAAGCAAAGGTTTACGGACTCAGGCTGGTCGCATTGAATATACACGTTTGGATAAGTATCCTAATGGTAAACCAATGAATAATGGTCTTAAATTGGTAAAGGTAAATACTACATACTGGAAAGATTTACTTGCTGGAAAGATATCCTTGCTTGTAGATGAGGCAGGTGCATTTAAACTACATGCAAACGTTGATGAAAACTATCTGAAACATATGGTCGCAGAATATCGAAACAGTAAAGGTATCTGGACATGTCCGAAACATAAAAAGAATGAGTCATGGGATACTGAAGTATTGTCATTAGTTGTATTTGATATGTTGGGAATGAAATTTCTACCAATTGGACACGGTGCAATACAACCAAAAGATGAAAATGCACCAGTAGCTCAACATGTACCAGTGGTCAAGCAAAAGAAGAAGCCACGTTATACAGAAAACCCATACAGTCGAGGGATTCACGAGCATTAAGGGGAAATTATTTATGATATGGAAACTTGAGATGATAAAAGAGATGGTGCGGGCACAGAATTGTGTAGTGGAATATATACCATACGAGACTATCTGCCCTGTTTGTAGAATGGCAGGCATGTTACCTGCCGAAATACAAGTAACTAGCACTGTGAAAGAGCTAAGATATTGCACATGCACTCAATGTGATTGTTGTTTTAGGGCAGTTGGTGAAGCAAAGCCTCAAAAAGCAAAGAAGTCTGTAAAGTCAACAGATTCTACTGACAAGAAACTGAAAGTAGAGCATACTGAAATCAAAGAAGTCAAGAAGCCAAAAGTTAAGAAAACTAGGAAAAGAAAGGCTAAAGCTACTAAGAAAGTCACTAAGAAAGCCAAAAAGGAAAACAATAATGAGTAAAAGTAAATCAGAAATACAAGCCGAGTTGACTTTGTATAGAGCTGCCAGAGATGCCATTTTGGGTGGGGCTCAATCCTATTCGATTAACGGTAGAGCATTGGCTAGAGCTAACCTACAAACTATTATAGATGAAATTAAATCTTTAGAAACTGCTTATGCAGCTTTTGGAAAAAGTGGTTTGATTAAAGCACCACTATTTGGAGCGTAATATGGAATATATGAAAGACGGGACAACTCCAAGACAAGAAAGAAAACCACCTACAGTTTATGACCATATTACTAAGTTTATTGCCAAAACAATAGCTGTTGTTGCCCCTGAATATGCTAATAAATATTATAACCAACATTTGGCACTAAAGAAGTATACTGCTGCTGATAGAGGTGCTGCTTACGCTAATTATAAGCCAGGACATAGCTCAGGTGCCCAAGAAATTAAAGGTGCATGGCAACGCACTACAAATGCAACAAGAGAGCTAGATAGAAACAATCCTCATGTCTCAGGAATGAAGCAAAGATTTATTACAAGTCTTATTGGTGAAGGAAGTTTTCCTAGACCAAAGATATTAGCTCAAGGTGCAACTGCCGAAAACCCATATGAATTTGACATTGAAAAGAATTTAGATATTCTCAATCGTTGGGAAAAATGGGCACCGATTGCTGGAGCAAACGGAGATAGTATTTATCAACTACAAAGATTAGCTGCTGGTCATTTCTTTATTGATGGTGGAATACTATTAAGAAGAGTTTATGTAAATGATGAGAATGGAAAGAAACAATTAGCCATAGAGCCTATTGAATTAGACCATCTTGATACTGCTAAAGATATGGATGACGGTGAAACTCGTATCGTTGGTGGAAAAGAATTGAATATTTTTAATAAAGTCCTAGCATATTGGCTAAAACCGAGACATCCCTCAGAGGTTGATACGGAATCTGTCCGAATTCCTGCTAGCGAAATTATTGATATATTTGATAGACAAAGAGCATCAGACGTTGGTGGTATATCACGTCTCGCTGCTTCTGTTATGAATTTCTATAACATAGGTGCATTATCTCAATAAAGGTGAAACAATCAATACTGTTAAGCCTGAAAATCCAGGCACTCAATATGAGCCATTCTTACGCTCTGAATTGCGTGCTGCATCTGTTGGTGCTGGTGTTTCTTATGAATCAGTATCTAATGATGGGTCTCAATCTAACTTTTCATCAACAAGACAAATGTTACTATTCGAAAAAGCAATGATTCGATACATTTTCGGTATATTTGAAGAAAAATTCTATATGCCACTTTATCGTTGGTTTATTGAATTTGAAATGGATTTTGGCACACCTAAGCCTCTTGTTTTGCCACAGTATGAAGATAACCCTCATAAGTATCTTAAAGTGTCATTCAGCAGAGCTAAGGTTGATTGGGTTGACCCATTGAAAGATGCTAAAGCTAATGCTCAATTGGTAGCAATGGGTGTATCTACACTTACTACTATTTGCGAAGATGAAGGTAAAGATATCGAAGAAGTAGTTGCTACAAGAAAGTATGAAATAGGTCTCATGAAAGAAGCTGGAATATTTGATTATGTTACTAGTGGTATTAATGAGGTTGAGTTAGAAAAATTAATCGAGGAGGATGAAAATGCCACAAACAAAGAGTAAACGACAAGCTCCTATTGGTATTCCAGAAGGAATTTCTGTTAGAAGTAAAATCAGTTTCAAGCCATCTACGCTTCGTAAAGAAGATAGAAGTGTTGAGTTTGTATTAACAACTGAAACACCAGCTTTCGTATGGTCATGGGAGCGTTGGGACGTTGTATCTGAAGTATTAATCGCTAAAGGTGTAAACATTCCAGCTAATGGTCAAGTGCCGTTACAAGATAGTCATAACAGAGGTAGTATCAAATCTACTCTCGGTAGTGTAAGAGAAATAAAAGTTGAAAATGACGAAGTTATTGGAAGACTATATTTCGCTAAATCTGCTGAAGCTGTTGATGCTTTCGAAAAGATTGAAGACGGTCATGTTGATTCGGGCTCAGTTGGATATACTGCAACTGGTACTTGGATTGCAAAAGGTAAAACTTTTGATTACGACGGAAAGACTTATGAAGGACCAATGCAGCTCACCACAAAATGGGATTTGCATGAATATTCTGTAACTGCTATTGGAGCTGACCCTTTTGCTAAGGCAAGAGATATGGAAGCTGTAAAACCAACAGACTCTGAGACAGAAAAAGAGATTGATGATATTATAGTAGTAGAAGAAATTGAAAAAGTTAATGTCAGCCAAGAAACGGCTGTTGAAGTTAAAAATTTACAGGAGGATGACAACATGCCATCTACAGACGACAAAAAGAATGAGACATTAGTGGTTGACACTAAAGCTATTGAAACTAAGGCTATCGCTACTGAAAAAGCTAGAATTAGTGGACTTACTGCACTATGTGCTAAACATGATGTTAGCGATTTAACA